TCAGCAGGTGATTTGGATTATGTGCCAACACCTAAAGATCGTGTTGTAATTAGTTCAGTTGTTTATCAGATTGTGCAAATCAACACGGAGGAGCAGAATAATATTCCAATTGCTTTTACTTTGTTCTTGAGGTCGTAATGACTAGAAAAATAAGGCTAGATCAAATTGATGATGTAATGGCCGAGGCCGTGCAGAAGTTAGTTAGAGCAACGACATTGGAATGGTCAGCAAGGGTAAAGAAAGCAACTCCAGTTGATACTGGAAGACTTAGGGCAGCATGGCAAACAGACGTTTCAAAGCCATACACAGGAACGATACTAAATAATGTTGAATATGCAGAGCCAGTTGCTTATGGTGAAAACTTGCCGCCTTCATGGGGTGGCAGATATAGAACAAGACAAGCAACAGTAAAAGGTTATCCAGAAATTATTGGAAAAGAATTAGAGAATTGGGCTAGGGGAGAATATGAAAAAATCAAGAGGGGCATCTGATGGCAGCCGTTGACCTAAACACAATCAGATCAACCATTGAAGGAAGATTGAAAACAGAATTAGCAACCGCGCCGCCTATTCCTGTTGTTTTCAACAATATGGCCTATGACTCAACAGGTGTTGAATCATTTGTCCAGTGTCAAGTTAGTTTTGGTGCAAATGTTTATTTAAGTCAATCAACTGATTCTCATAATTCTGTTGTTGGTTTAATTCTTCTAAATACTTACACCCCAGAAGCGACAGGGGCAGGAGCAAATTTAACCATTGCAAAAAGGATAAGAGATTTATACAACCGCCAAACAGTTTCCAGCGTAATTTTTGATGCACCTGTTGGGCCTGAAACATTAACGGGTGGGCCTGATGGTTTTTATCAGACACAGATTAGAATAACTTTTGAGATATTTGAAAATCTTTAATCATGGAATTTACGGAAGAAATGCTTGATGCAATCGAAGCGGTAAAGGGTCGTAGGGATCCAGCTTATTGGGATCCTCGTTGTAGGAGATACATGGAAAAAAACAAAACAGCCGTTAAAAATGTAAAAGATACTAAAAAAGGTTAATATACCTGTAACAACTTTTTTTTATTCTCATGGCCGCCATTAAAGGTGATGTTGGTAAAATCATGTTTGAAAATGCTGGCGGTACTGAGGCCGATGTTGCAGCAACTAGATCATGGTCTTTATCCGTTACCAAAGATACCCACGAAACAACAAAACAAGGTGATACATCTAAAACATTTATCGGTGGCTTGATTTCTGGCGAGGGTTCAGCAGAGCTTCTGTATGATCCAGCAGAAAGTGGTGCAGGGTACACAACTTTCATTGATGATGTTTTGACAACAGGTGATGCAGGTGACGCATTATTTGAGTTGTTTCCAGAGTCATCAACTTCAGCCAAGAAGATTGGTTTTGCTGGCATTATTACAAATGCAGAATACGGAGCAACGCTTGGAGAAACTCAAGTCATCAATATTTCATTTATCACCACTGGTGCAATTACCTCTGCTATTTAATAGCATTAAATAAACAACCCCTAAATCATGTCAGCTAAAAGAACAGTCAATTTAATTACTGAGGCTTTCAGTGATGAAATGTCTAGCCGCCGTAAATATGAGCTAAAGAATAGGAACGGTGAAACAATTGTTGATTTATATTTCCCTCCATTAACGAGACACGATAGGCAACGGGCGCAATCTTCAGCAGGAACAGATGAAGCTTTAACGGTGTCAACTCAATTACTTTGTCAGATGGCAGAATTAGAAAATGGCAAAAAAGCGTTCAACTTGGCTGATGCACCAAATTTACAAAGAGAATTACCAGAGAATGTATTAAATGAAATTGAATTATTTTTGTTTGATGTTCAAATTGATTTAGATACAGCAAAAAAAAGTTAAAGGGGAATAGCTGGTTAAGATTTGAGTTTTTCCTAGCAACAGAATTAGGCCAAACGGTTAGTGTTTTAAGGTCATCAATGACTGAGGAAGAGTTTATTTATTTTGCTGCTTATTACGAGATAAAAGCAGAGGAAGAAAAAAGAGCAGCAAATAGAAGCAAAAGGAGCTTATGAGGTTAAACTATATAAAAAGGTTTGTGTAAGTAGTGGCTCAGTCAAATGTAAAACTTACGGTTGACGGCTCACAGGCAACAAGAGCATTAGGTCAGGTTCAAAGAAAAACACAAGTATTAACTGGTTCTGTTAATACATTAAGGAACGCATTTTTAGGAATTGGAGCAGCCGCAGTTGTTAGGCAAACCGTTAAACAAGCAACAAGTTTTGAAAAATTAAATGTTAGGCTCAAACTTTTAACACAAGCTTCTGGGACGTATGTAGGTTCTTTGGATCTTGTGACAGAAGCACAAAAGAAATTTAATTTAAGCGGAACTGAGGCATTAGAAGGAATTACAAATATTACGGCACGTTTAGCACCTTTAGGGGTTTCATTAGATGAAATAAAAACAACATTTTTTGGTTTTAATACTGCTGCATTATTGGCAGGTGCTTCAGCTCAAGAGTCATCTAATGCGTTTAGGCAGTTAGCACAAGCACTTGGTTCTGGCCGTTTACAAGGTGATGAATTTAGGTCATTAGCGGAGCAGGTTCCTACTCTTCTTGCACCAATAGCTGCTGAGTTAGGAACAACAGTTGGAGGACTTAAAAAATTTGCAAGTGAAGGTAAATTAACTTCTGCTGTTGTTATAAGAGCATTAAAAAAAATAGAAAAAGATGGTGGAAACAGTTTAAAAAAATTAATAGAAAATGATCCAACGGCTGTATTTAAAAGCCTTCAAAATCAAACAGAGGAATTATCAATAGCGGTAGGTAATGTCCTTACTCCTGCGGCCTTAAAAGGAGCAAGAGCATTAACAAAGTTAATTGAATCAGCTACGGATTTAGCAGAATCATCTTTAGGGAAAACAATTGCAATTTTTAGTGGCATTGCTTTAGCTTTAAAAGGTTTAGCAACTATTATTCCAATCGTTACGGCTGGTATTACTCTTTTAAAAGTTCAATTTGCTTCTGCGGCTTCTGCTGCAATTATTGCAGCTAATTCTAATGCGTTTTATGCGGCTTCAAGCGCAACAGTTGGAATATCTGCTTTAAAAGCTGCGGCTGCTGTTAATACTTTAAAACTTGCATTAATAAAAACAGGAGTTGGGGCTTTAGTAGTTGCATTAGGTATTTTAGTAACTCATTTAATAGGAGCTTCAGAAGAAACAAAAAAATTAAATGATGAAGCTAAATCTTTTAATGATAATTTAAAAGGAATAGGAGATGAGGCCAAAAGAACAACTGTTGAATTAGAAAAAGAGGCAATTGCTACTAAAAAACTTGCATTAGCACAAGCTCAGTCAAGTAAAGCTGTAGGAAATGCAAAGAGAGGTAAACAAAGACTGATAACAGAGTTAAAAGATGAAATTGCATTAATGGAAAAACAGTTAAAAATAACAAAAGGAGATCAAGATAGAAGTACACAATTAAACAAAGACAAAAAATTTAATGAATTTATTACAAGTAATTTAAAAGAACAAACAGTGCTCAAGGCTTTATTAGGAGGAAAAACACAAGAAGAAATAGAATTGCAAGAAAAGATAAGAGATATAAAAGAAAACTTTGAAACACAAGATGCAAATGAATTAATAAGACAATTAAAGAAAACTGAATCATTAAAAAATCAACTCAAGGTAATGCAAGACCAAAATACGGCAGCAGAAAAATTAGACAAACAATTCAAAAAAGCAGGAGAAACAATTACTGAAAGTCTTGCTGATGGTATAAAAGATGTAATAAAAGGAACTGAGTCTTTAGGCGAAATGCTTGGAAATATTGCTAATCAAGTTAGTGACATACTTTTGGATATAGGGATAAAAGCAGGCCTTTCAGCTATGGGTTTGCCCGTGCCAGGTTTTGCTGCAGGAGGTAGGCCACCTGTTGGCAAACCTGCCATTGTTGGTGAACGTGGCCCTGAACTTTTTATTCCTAGTCAGGCGGGAACAATTATCCCAAACAATCAACTTGGTGGAGGAAGTTCAACAAGTGTCGTTGTTAATGTAGATGCTTCTGGTTCGTCAGTTGAAGGCGATGCAGGGCAAGCTGAACAACTTGGAAGTATGCTAGGAGCAGCAGTTCAAGCTGAAATTGCTAGACAACAAAGACCTGGAGGGCTTTTAGCAGCTAGATAATGGCAACATTTCCTTCAATCACTCCTTCTTATGGAGCAAACCAAAAAAATAATCCTAAAACCCGTGTTAGTAGCATGGGAGATGGATATGAGATCAGAGTAAACGTAGGACTTAATCAAAATC